ATTCTTAGAAATATCAAATTAGGCGTTTACGATAGAACAATAGTTGAAAAATATCACAAATCAGAAATTAAAAAATTTAACACTTGGATCAAGAGAGATAGAGATTTAGATTTTACATACGCAGGTTTAAGACAAGTAGTAGACAAATACCTTGTGCAAGATAGAAGTTCAGGTGAGATATATGAAACTCCACAAGATATGTACATGATGATTGCGGCAACATTATTTGCTGACTATCCTAAGAAAACTAGAATGGGTTATGTAAAAAAGTATTATGATGCAATCTCTCAATTTAAAATTAACATACCTACTCCAGTAATGTCAGGAGTAAGAACTCCAATCAGACAATTTGCTTCTTGCGTTCTAGTAGACAGTGATGACACATTGTCTAGTATTTTTTCAAGCGACATGGCAATTGGTTTATACGTTGCCAGAAGAGCAGGCATAGGAATAAACGCAGGACGTATCAGAGGTATTAATTCTAAAATTAGAGGTGGGGAGGTCCAACACACTGGAGTCATTCCGTTCCTTAAAAAATTCGAATCGACTGTAAGATGCTGTACGCAGAATGGTGTGCGTGGTGGAAATGCAACAGTTCACTTTCCTATTTGGCACCAAGAGATTGAAGACATACTTGTACTGAAAAACAACAAAGGTACAGAAGACAACAGAGTAAGAAGAATGGATTACTCCATACAGATCAGTAAACTGTTCTATGAAAGATTTATAAATGAAGAGGATATAAGTTTATTTTCTCCACATGAAGTTCCAGGATTATATGATGCATTCGGTACAGATAAATTTGACGCACTATACAAGAAATATGAAAAAGATAAAACAGTTCCTAAAAAGACTATCGCGGCACAAGAACTATTCGCAGACTTATTAAAAGAAAGAGCAGAGACTGGCAGAATTTACATAATGAATATGGACCATTCAAACTCGCACTCAAGTTTCAAAGACAAAGTATCAATGAGTAACTTATGTCAGGAGATTACATTACCTACAACTCCTATCAAAGGCATTGATGATGCAGAAGGAGAGATTGCACTTTGTATATTGTCAGCAATTAATGTTGGTGCAATTGGAAACTTAAATGAATTAGAATCATTATGTGATTTAAGTGTAAGAGCATTAGACGAAATTATAGAATTACAAGATTACCCTGTGAAAGCGGCAGAAGTATCTACTAAATCAAGACGTTCTTTAGGCATTGGATACATTGGGTTAGCACACTATCTCGCGAAGAATGGTGTTAAGTATTCAGATCCAAAGGCGTGGGAGTTAGTAGATAGACTTTCAGAAGCATTCCAATATTACTTGTTAAGAGCAAGTTGTGATATTGCACAGGAAAAAGGCAAGTGTGAAGCATTTGAAAGAACAAAATACGCAGATGGCTTATTACCAATAGACCATTACAAAAAAGAAGTAGATGAAATAGTGCCACACAAACAGAGAATGGCTTGGGAAACTTTAAGAAAAGACATAGGCAAACATGGATTAAGACATTCAACACTATCGGCACAGATGCCCTCGGAAAGTTCTTCCGTTGTTAGTAATGAAACTAACGGTATCGAACCACCAAGAGCACTCCTTTCAATTAAAAAATCCAAAAAAGGTCCACTTAAACAAATAGTTCCAGGTTTTCCTAATTTAAAAAATGCATACACTTTGTTATGGGACATGGGATCCAACGAAGGATACATTAAAATTGTATCTGTTATGCAGAAGTATTTTGACCAAGCAATATCAGGCAACTGGTCATATAATCCATTGCAGTATGAAAACAATGAAGTTCCACTATCAGTGATGGCAGGAGATATGTTAATGGCATACAAATATGGTTGGAAGACAAGTTATTATCAGAACACATATGACTTCAAAGGTGAAGAGGAAGATGTACAACCATCAGGAATTGATACACCAATCACATATGCAAACGGAGAGCATTTAAATGGTGAAACAGCAGTAAACGGTGAACACGTAAACGGCGAAGCAAAGGTAGAAGAACAACTCCAGGACTTGGAAGATGGCGAATGCGAAGCCTGTACAATTTAACCAAAAAAAGATAATTAATAGGTATGGCGAAAACAGTTTTTAATAGAAAAGATATAGACTTTACAAAGGAACCTATGTTCTTTGGTGAGGATCAAAACGTGCAAAGATACGATGTATTCAAGTATCCGCAGTTTGATAAACTTAACCAAACTATGCTAGGATACTTTTGGAGACCTGAGGAAGTTTCTTTACAAAAAGATAGAGCAGACTTTCAAACTTTCAGACCAGAGCAAAAACACATATTCACATCTAACTTGAAATATCAAACACTATTAGATAGTGTACAAGGTAGAGGTCCATGTTTAAGTTTCTTACCTTATGTTTCTAATCCAGAACTAGAAGGTTGTATTGTTACTTGGGACTTCTTCGAAACTATTCACTCAAGAGCATACACACACATAATGAAGAATGTTTATTCAGATCCTGCTGAAGTATTTGACACAATATTAAATGATAAAGAGATATTAAAAAGAGCAGAATCAGTAACAGAAAACTATGACAAATTCAGTGCAATGGCGTTGGACTTCACAGTCAAAGGCAAAGGCGATATGGATGAATTGAAAAAACAATTATATCTTGCAATGGTAAATGTTAACCTGCTTGAAGGTTTAAGGTTCTATGTATCATTTGCTTGTACATTTGCATTTGGTGAACTTAAACTTATGGAAGGTTCAGCAAAACTACTTTCATTGATTGCTAGAGATGAAGCAACACACTTGAACTTATCGACACACGTTATCAAAGCATGGCAAAGAGGTGACGACAAAGGAATGAGCAAAGTTATAAAAGGCTTGGACAAAACTGTGATACAGATGTTTAAGAATTGTGTTGAAGAAGAAAAAGCATGGGCAAAACATTTATTCAAAGATGGTTCAATAATTGGACTTAATGAAAGACTGTTAGGCACTTATGTAGAATGGATTGCAAACAAAAGATTAAGAGCATTAGGTTTCGATCCAATTTATGATGTATCTGCTTCACAAAATCCTCTACCATGGACACAGCACTGGTTGTCGTCCAAAGGTATGCAGATTGCTCCACAAGAAACTGAAATAGAATCTTACATCATTGGTGGTGTAAAACAAGATGTGAAAAAAGGTCAGTTTTCGAAATTCAAACTATAATGACTACTTACGAAGGAATGAATGGATTGGAAGTTTTATACACAATCCTATTTGTTGAATGGGACAAAGGACTTTGGGGAATCATAATACTTGGTTTAATCTTCGCATTAGTATCATTAATCACAGACGACAACTTCCAAAAATATATCAAGCACTTCAATCAAGACGTTTGATTGACTTTCCTATAATAATTAAGTATAATAAAGCAAATAGGAGAAAAGAATAGATGTCAAAAATTACGGAAGAATCGACAATTGTCTGGAGTAAGATGATGTGTCCGCAGTGTACTTCTGCAAAGCAATTACTAAAACTAAACGAAATCACTTACGAAGAAAGAATGCTAGGCGATGGTTGGAGTAAAGAACAATTACTTGAAGCAGTGCCAAATGCAAGAACAGTTCCTCAAATTATATTAAAGGGCAAATTAATTGGTGGATATGATCAATTACGAGAACACTTTAAGAAAGAACAAGAGGATAAAGATGTCACAAATTAATCAAGGCGATACAGTCAGTATCAAGTTTACCAGCGGTGAAGAAATAATTGCTAGGTTCATTTCAGACGATGATAAAACCGTGACAGTACAGAGACCTATGGCATTAGTGAATCTTGCCTCAGGTATTGGTCTAGGCCCATTCATGTTTACACTACCCAAGCATTCCGAACTACCTATCAACAAAAGTTTAATAGTCACTATGGCTAAAACTGAAGTTGAATTTGCAAAAAAATACGCAGAAGGTACCACAGGACTTAAATTAAGTTAATGACCGACAAAATTATAGCAACCGATTGTGATGGTGTGCTTTTCAAATGGGAAGAAATGTTTGACAAGTACATGGCACTAAATGGTTTTGAAAAGAAAACACAGGACCATTACGAGTTGCATATGAATTATCAAATACCCGAAGCAGAAATGCCGGTGTTGGTAAAGATATTCAACGAAAGTGCTTATATGAGATACCTGGAACCAATGGACGGAGCAGTTGAATATGTTAAAAAACTTGCTGACGATGGTTGGAGGTTCCATGTTATTACGTCTCAAAGCACAGACAAAATAGCCAACCAAGCACGAAAAGACAACTTGAAAGATGTTTTTGGAGATGTGTTCGAAGATTTTACATTTTTGGATACAGGCGGAGGCAAGATAGATGCACTTAAAACTTTGGTACCAGGCACTTGGTGGATAGAAGATAAACCAAAAAATGCCTTTGATGGTGCTGTTCTAGGTTTGGCATCAATACTACTTGACCTTCCGCACAATTCAAGTTATACTATAAACAAACAAATGAATTTCCAGAGAGCAAACAACTGGAAACACATTTATGATATCATAAAGGAGAAACATTATGGCAACTCATGATGAAATAAAAACAGCCTACGAAAGTTATGTTGCAGAGCAAGAAGCCTTTGAAACAAAAGGTGTAAAAGCGGCGGCGGCTAGAGCCAGAAAGGCTTTAGGAAACTTAGGCAAATTAAGTAAGACAAGAAGAAAAGAAATACAAGATAAGAAAAACTCTATGTAATTCTATTTGGTTGCTTGGCACCCGTCAAGCAACCAATCTTATCCCAATTTGATAAATAATATTTGATAGAAAATATCACTACGGGAATATATAAAATATGGAAAAAGGCAAGGTAAAATGGTTCAACTCCGCAAAAGGTTTTGGATTTATCACACCAGACATTGAGGGCAAAGACGTATTTCTTCACATTTCAGCACTAAAAGCCGCGAACATAAATGAAGTTATGGACGGTGACGTGATTGAATATACTCTTCAAGAGTTTAGAGGAAGACAGGTTGCGTCCGACATCAAACTAATCAAAAACTTTAATCAATAATCATTGACTTTATAATATTAATATGCTATGTTTAATACATGGCAGTTAAAATTAATAAAAGCGAAATGATTATCACGGATTTCCAGCACTACTGGAAAAGCAAAACGGACAAGGGTCATGAGTTTACTTTCGCACATGGCAAGGACTTCCAAGACGTTAAGACATTTACAGTCAAAGTGGAGCATAACCACAAAGTTAGAAGCAAAGATGGTAGATGGTCTCCAGTCAAGTCTTGACAAATCGAAAATAATCTGTTTAAATACATTGTAGACGTTGAAGTGTGAGGAATAAACATTTAGGACGTCGGGGCAGTACCGACCACCTCCACCAAATCGTTCACGCAAAACACATTGTCACTTTGTGTTTTACGGGGGTGATATAGGTTCGACTAGTGTCAAAAGGCGCATGGAGTTTACCAGTACGATCTCTGTAAAAGATCATTCTTAGATGCAAACGCATTTAAACCAGAAGTGACAGTTCCAGTCAGCATATTCGCTGACGCGGAATTGGTTGCCGCTTAATACCGGCCACTTGGCGGAATAGACTAGCCGGGCAACAGAAGTAGTCAGGTGTGGGAGTTTCGGCTCCCACACTATAAAAACATCTTATAACTTATCATTGCACTAAACTTCACACATCTACAATCTAAATATTAATGTGATTGGAGGAGATTATGCGTACTCGTACTAGGACACAGTCTTCTAAAACTCTATGGAAGAAATGGAAGAAGAAGGCGCCCAAGGTGCCTGATATTACTTGCCCTATTATTGACGATGTTTTACAACGTATTGAAAAGCATCAACAGAAAGGTAAAGTGATGTCGCAGTACCAATGGGACATAATTCAAAGACGAATGGAACAACTCCGAACTGATAACGAACTATTAAGAGAAAGCGGAATTTACTGGTACAATATCTGTAAAGATCGTTACAAAGATTTGAAAGATAAGTAATTTTATATGTGGAAAGTGATTATAATAGTGTGTACTTTAGGCAATCCTTGTGTGATGTTTGACGAGGATCCTGTTAAATTTTACAAAGATAAAAATGAATGTTTAAATGTAGCACAGGAAAAACTTAACGCATTAACACAAACCTTCGGTGAATACGGATACGCAGTGACAGATACAAGATTTGACTGTGAACAGGACCACAATTCTTTATAAAATCCAATAAAATAGCGGCTTATTAACACTTGACCCTAGTGCCAAAATCATATATAATATAGGTATGAAAAGGGTACAAAAGTCTAAGGAGTCTGAGTCTACACCATCAATTGGTTCTAAGATAAAGACATTCTTAATTAAAACATTTTTTGTTGCACTGGTAATTGGTGTGGCTTTTGGAGCAGGAACATT